TTTGCCAATGCCATAATATCCAATAGCAGAATTACTATTGCGTTTGGTAGATTCACCATAATAGCAATAAAGATTCTTAATATCATCAGCAGAAAGACCATTACCAAAATCTCTGATAGTTAAGGTAGGCTCTAGCTTTGTAGGAAGTTTAATCTCAATAGGACGCTTGCTCTTTGCTTCGATGTTAGCGTCTTGTGCATTACAAGTAATCTCACGCAATACTGCGAGAGGTTTGTTGGAATACAACTGATTGCGAAGGATGTTAAAGATATAAGGAAGTCCAGATTGCTTGATTCCGAAACTTACGGATTCAAAACTATCGGACTCGACTACATTGATTGGTTTTTCGATTAATTTCATATATTGAATTTAAATTAAATTTAAAATGATGTCAAATAATATTTTATTCGTAGCTATCTCTATCAATAGCAATCACATAGGGAAATCTTGGCACTTCATCTGGTGTGTAATTGAAGAATTTTATAGTAGCTTTCTTGCCAATGATCTTGTTTTTATCTTTGAGAAGTTTAGCTAGGTATTCAAAATCACCTTTGATATTACTTTTGAACATCCTACCATCTTTATTTTTAAAACACATATATCCAGCAGTTCCTTTTCTATTTCCTTCGCCTTCTGCAACATCTAAAATTTGAAATTCAGCATCCATAAATTCTTTTCTTTTAAGAAGAAACTTACTACGCTTATTCTCATAAGGTCTATTAAGTCTAACCATCTGACCCTCATAACCATTCTCCATATACATTTCATAAGATTCAGTAAGTTCTTTTTCGTTACTTACTTTTAGGGTAGTTACAATAACTATACTTGTATATTTCCTTTTAGTAAGAGCATTAGAAAATAATTCATATCTCTCATAGAATAAATCTTTTTCATTTAACAAACCAATTTTAGGTGCATCATAAACCCAATACTGAATACTATCTGCACTTTCCTCTAGTTCCTCATCAGTAGGTTTAGTTCTTTTTACAAGAGAGCAAATCTTATTAAAATCATTTGCAAACTTATCACAATATAACTCACCATCAAGAATAGCATTAGGATAATCTTTAAAGAATAAATCTAGATTCTGGCGAATGTGAGGAGCAGAAATAATCTTCTTGCCGTTTCTGCTAAACATTCCATCTTTTGTTACAATACAACGAATACCATCAAGTTTAGGTTGGCTATAAACTGGATAATTGATTTCGTGATCTTCATATTTTTGTGCAAGCATTGGCTCAAAGTATTGAACCTTATTAATATCTTTGATAGACTCAAAGTAACCAGATTCTAATTTCTTCTTGCGTTTTGCTTCTGCTTCTTTGATTGCTTGTTCTTCTGGAGTAGTAGCATTTGCTCTGCCAGCATTTTTAATATCACAATCACTCCAATTATTAGTAATCTTTTCACCATCTGTTTGACCAGAAATTGTGCGATATTGATTGCCTTTAACTTCAATAGTCCACTCTTGGACTTTGCCAGTTTTAGTCTTTTTATAAATTGTAGGTAACTTCATAGTCTCAGTTTATACTGGACTAGCCAACTTGTCAAATTTTGTTTTTTTTTGATTTAGAAGGACTTACGACTTTCAATAAACTCCAACTACCATCTTTGTTATCTTGCCAATCAATCGTATCACCGATTTTCCATCCCATTTTTTTCATTAAAGAATTTGGTAACTCAATGTATTGATAACCATTTTCTTCTTTTACTTCAATTTTAATAGGGGTTTTCATTATTTTGATATTTTATTCATTACTGAAATATTTTGTAAATTTAATTCTATTATAGCATTATTTACCGCTTGTCCAGCTTCATCTTCAGTTTTAAAAAAACCTAAATGCTTTTCAATAGTTTTTTGATTTTTGTATTTCGGATAATTTTTTGGTATAGTAACTCTTGCTCTCCAAATTTTTCCAGTTTTAAGTTTTAATGCTTTCTTGTCTAAATTTACTCCGATATATTTAGAAGATGTTGCTTTTACTCTTTTCCTTCTTTTCCTTCTGTTTTCTTGCATAGTTAATGGCTTTAAATTATCTATTGTATTATTTAATGGGTTAAAATCTGTATGGTCTATTTCTTCTGGCAAATATCTATGCTTATGATAGAATAAAATATTATGCAATAATACTCTAATTATTTTTCCTTTTCTACTATAATTAATTTGAGGATATTTACATCCACCACTTACTTGAGGAATATATGTATGATTAGTTTTTCTTTTGGTTACTGATTGTTCAGATAAATTAATAAATAATTCTTCATCCATTTTATCTGCACTAGGCCAAAGTTCAAGAACAACTCTAAAATTTTTTCTCATCTTGGTGTTAAAACCTTTATGATTTTTCTAATGCCTTTCCATTGTAACCAATTCAAAAAATTAATAATCTTGACAATGCCAATAGAAAGTTTCCATTCAATAAAATTCATAGTCTTAACATAATATTTAAAGTAGAAACTATAAACTGGACATTTCATTTTTCTTTCGTGATCTTCTATTTCTTTCATAAAAGATTCTTGTGCCTCTATTCTTTGACCAGATGAATTTTTTTCTATGGGCTTAATTAAGGATATTTCTGTTAATAAACCTTGGACTACAACGCATTTCCAGTCTGGAAAGTAATCATAGCTTTCCTTGGTTTTGCCAGAGATGTAAGCACCAAAAGTAAATGTGCCAGTATAATCATCTCTAAAAACTTCTTCTCTACTATCTTCTACCAATTTATTCTTATTAAAAAATTCACCAAATCTACTACCATCTTTTACATAATCTGGATTATCTTCCCAATGGCTAGTTATTTTTAATTCAAATAATCTATAATCACGAATAATATAAGTAGACATAAGACTTTCTTCTAGTTCTTTTGTTTGAAATTCTTCTTTCTTGAAATCAATATTAAGAGCTTTCAACTCATCATTAAGAGGTAAATCTTGCTCGACTTTGATATAATTAAACATACCCATATACTATATATTATCCTTTATTTAATTTTTGTCAATTTTATATTGCCTTTTTTATCTATAACAACATAGCCACATTCTTTTTCACAGAAACTTCCAGTATTTACATATTTATCTGTATTTTCTGGAAGATGAGTATGACCACAAATTATCTTATCATATCCATTCATATTAATATATTTTAAAGCGTTTTGTTTAATGTTGGAGCTTTTCTCTACAAAATCGTTTGTATGATGTTTAAATAATCTAAAGAAATCCTCTGCAAATGGAGTATAGTGTCTGATGAAGTAATATACCTTAATAATAAAATTAGTAATCCATTTGTATTTTGTAAAATAAATATCAAATATATCTCCGTGAACCACTAATATCTTTTCATCTTTTAAATCTATGATATGTTCGTCCTTGCAATTAAAGCCAAGAAGAATACTCATAAACTCTGCTTTAAGAAAACAATGATTGCCAATTAAATAAATTATCTTGCATTTTTTAGAAAGTTTGCGTAATTTAGATAATACCTTCCAATGGGCTTTATTTAACCTATGTAAATTGTGGTGGTCAAAAAGATCGCCAGCAATTATAATTGTTTTTGCTTTGTTTTCTTTTAATACTTTTAAAACTAAATCTGCTCTGGAATGTTTATCTCCAAGATGAATGTCTGATAATATTAAATATTTATTCATTACCAATGATGTATTGCGTTAATTATAAGAACTATATTAGCAATTACACCAAGGATAACTATAAACATTTCATATAGCTTGTGCGTCATAAGTTTGCAAAAGATTGTTCTTTCATCTTTAATTCAAAATCCACATCTATATTATCATAACCATAAGTATTAGGCAAGGACTTTGCGTAGTCTGCGTGTTTGCGTGGATTCTTGTGACCATCAATGCTTTCGGAGTAATGAAATAGTGGAGTATGATTGCCCCAAGTAATTCGTGCAAGATGAAACGCTTGTTCCTCTGATAGATTATCTGGATGACATTTGTGATGAAGATAATCAAAAGTAATAGGAATGTTAGAAACAGAATGGAAATGTTTCATAAGTTTCTTAACTGACCAGCAAGTGTCTTTATCGTCATTTTCAATAACTAATCTAGACCTAACATCGTTTGATAGTTTTTCAAAGTTACTCATAAACTTTTTAACTATATGATTTAGATTGCCCTTGGAATTATGTATGTGCATATTCATAGGTGCATCATAGTTTAGTGGACAGCCAATTTGTGTCATAAACCAACCATAGTGATTTAATTCTTTGATTGTTTTGTCGATTGCATTTTGATTGTCACTTGCAAGAACATTAAATTCAGAGGGATGGCAAGAAACTCTTGCGTTCTTGGATTGAACTAGATTCTTGATATTATTAAACTGATTTACTATTCTCTCATAGTCTGGCAAATCTTGTAATGATACATTTGCTTTGTCATAAGTAATAAGAGGAAATAGATCAGAAGAAATTCTATAAGTATGATTATGGTCGGCACAATATTTTATGTATTGATAAGTGGTAGTCATATTGTTTAATATTCTAGAGGATAGGGTAGAAAGAGCTTCTTTCCTATCCATCGCAGAAAAACGAGCATAAGTCATAGTATTGAACTTGATAGGATTATCTTGTTCAGTTAGACTTAATACAATACAACAAACTCCTTTTCTCATAGTAAAAGTATATTACTATTTGTCAAATCTGTCAATACTTTATATGTTATTTGTAAATGTATGTAGCTGAACCATTATGGTTTTTTAATTCTTTTTTAATCAACGACTTATCTCTTTCATCTGACCAATTTATACTATCAAAGTTTTCCTTAAACCTATTAGAGAAACAATTTCTTGCTTTATCGCCTTTTCCAGCACCATTATTTGGCCGAGATTGATTCATATTTGGACTTTTTTCATTCATATATTTGGCTTTTTCGTGTTCACAAATATAGATATTTGGCTAAATCCTACTCACAAATAGGAGTATATTTGCCTAAATCTCGTTAGCAAATATTACTTTTTAAAGTCACCAAGATCGCGATCAAAAGAAAACTTTCCAGGTTTTTCTACAAGACCTTGATAAGTTTCTTCTGTACATCCAGCCATTTCGGTAAATGGAGCTACTACTGCAAAAATTCCAAATGCACCAATTGTTGCTGCGGTTGAAATTGGGCGAACAAATACTAAGTCTCCAGCAGATAGAAAGCCATCTGCAACTGGAGTGGATTCGCTTTGAGTACCAGTATCTGACAAGCCTAAAGAGGCAGAAAATAGTGCAATTAATGCTAGTGTTTTAATTTTATTCATATTAATATATTATATATGACTATTATGGTTTTGTCAAATATATTTGGCATTTTCTTGTTAGCAAATATGATATTTTGTAACGAGTAGGATTTGAACCTACGGATGGATTTAACCATCGGAAGTTTAGTAAACTTCTGCTTTAGACCACTCAGCCATCGTTCCAAAAACTTTTTACATTTCCCAATTTTTCCAATCTAAACCTTCGGTATAGTGAATATCATTATGACAATGAAAACACAATAAATCACATTCGTTTGCTTCTTCTTTTATTTTATCCCAAGGTTTAGAAGCTATTGAATGACCATTGATTTCAAATGATTTTTTAATTGGATCCCTATGATGAAAACAAAGATTGCTTATATTTTTATCGTAATTACATTTGATACATTTACCGCCATTCTCTAACACTAATTTTTTCTTTCTTAAATATCTTCTTCTTTTGGTATATAAATGACTAATTTTATTAAAAGCTTTCTTTTGTTCTTTTGTCATTTTTTGATAATTCTTTGCACTATTAGGACTTGGTTCTTTATGAATATGTATTTGTTTGGTGTTGTGTTTTTTGAAAGGAGAACATTCAAAGCAATACTTACGTTTTTGAAGGTTATACGTTTTTCCTTCTATAATTATTCTATTAGGAACTATATTATTACAATTTGGGCAATTTCTCATATTTCAATTTATTTAAAATAAGTTTTAAATATTTCCAGCGACTTCATTTACATGACCTTTTATTAGATTATATATTCTTACTTCTTCTTTATTAGCTTTTCTTTCAACTCTGCGAAGATTATTAAATTTATACTCTTTTAACTGATGATGCTTGAAGTGGTATACTGGTTTATTTGAATAAACTTCATTAGTAAATCTAATATATCTAAAAGGTAAAACTTCACCTTTGATTTTATAAAGAGTACCTAATACTGGTTGCTCTTTTTCTTCTTCAAATACTCCATCAATAAAGTTTAGAATTTTTTTAACATTTTTCTTTTTCCTTTTGTTTTTCGGTTTAGATTCGACATATTTCCAAATTAAACCTTTTTTATCAAGATCTACACTCCATAACATTACTTTATTATAAATTTTGAATCCATATCCATCTCCCCAAAACATAATAGTTCTGCTTAAAATATCTCCAATCGAATAGAAAAAGTAAGACAATAAAAATCTCATATTAATATATTATAGTACTTTTTTTTAAAAAAACAAGTGTAATTTTATATTCTCTGTTCTCTTCCTTTGCCTTTATTTAAATTTTTATAAGATTCGGTCAAAGAATGGCAATTTGGGCATAAAACTTGAAGATTATTGATATTATTATTTTTATAATTTCCATCTTTATGATGTACTTCTAAGGTGCTTTTATTGGTTATTAAATTTTTTTTATCCCACCCACAAAGTTCGCATGAACTATTTACTTTTGATATTAAATAATTTCTAATAAAAGATTTGGTTTGACCATTTGTTTTGTATCCAAGTTCATCACCATTTAACCATTTTTGTATTTTAAATTGATTTTGATATTTAGATTGACAAATATTATTACAATAAAATTTTTCTGGTTTGTTACACTCTTTACTGCAATTTTTGCATTTTCTTCTTGATTTTTTGATGTTCATATTCGATGTGATTAATGCTCAATAGGTCATCGGTTCGAATTCGATTTCTGGCTCTTTTTTACTTCATAAAAAAATAATAATTCTTCATTCTGATTAATATCTTTATGTGCTATCCAGACTATTTTTCTTTTTTCAATTGAGTATAGATATTTTATATTAAGGTCTTTTAATTTTTCTGCACTATTGTAAACTATAGAGTGACCTAATGGCAGGCATTTAAAGTTTTCTCCTTTTTCATTTTTATAGTCGTAAAAATATTCATCAAATTTTGGATCTGGTTGATATTTGCTTGGTAAATCGAAAGGAATAATATAACAGATTTCAATAATATCGTCTTTCTTTATATTTTTTTTAGTAAAAACTCCGTTACCTGCGTTTTCTATTTTTGATTTAGTAATATACAAATCTGAATTAGAAAAATAATCCATATTCATTAACTCCTCTTCCGAGAACTCTGGATGATTAAAATAAAAAATTTTAAAAATTTGATTTGATTTCATTTTCTAATAAAGATAGTAATAAAGTTAAATGATAAACATTCCAAGATGTTCCGTCTTTTTCTGGATTTTCTTTTTTATCATCGTATAGATTTTTTTCAATAATTTGCCTTAAAAGATTTATAGCTTCTTTTAAGTTTTTACTTTTTATATTTTTAAAAAATTCCAAAGATTCTTTTTGAGTAAAATCATTTTTTGCCATATTTGCACTATAGCATACAAATTGTACATTCCCTATTTGGTAAGGTAAATCGGAATCAATTCTATCCAAACTAGCTTTAATTGGGCTTTTTTTAATGTCTGCGTCTTGTGTTGTTCTTGGCAGATCCATTTTAAGACCAGTAAGAGTACATTCTCCATTTTGAGATTCATAAATGTCTTTAAGATATTCGTTAGTTAAATCTGTATCAAGGCCTTTTTCTTTATTCTTGAGTTTTGCTTTGTTTTTGTAATACTTGAATGGACTATATTCATCTAATCTATTATTAGCGTATCCAGTTAAGAATGTGCCTTCTTCATCTCTATATTTTGCTAAATGCTCTGGATTTTTTTTATTAGCAAATATTCCAGAGCATATATTGTTGCAAAAAAAATCTTTTTGTCCAGCCTTTATTTTTCTATTATAGTCAGATTTTATCTTTTCTATATCTTTTTGGCATTCTGAGCACTTTATTGTAATTGTTGATCTCGCCATTTTTTAATTCTAATACAAAAATATATTCTTGTCAAATAATAAATGTTCTTTGAGTGATTCGATTTACTTGGACCCGAAAGGAGTTGAACCTTTGTCTTTTAAAAATCTAAATTAAAATACTACAAGTTTAGTTCTTTTTATTTTTTAGCTTTGTATAGATATAAGAACAAACATACTTAGCGTATTCTATCTTGAATATTATTATTTAAAGAACAGAAAAACTATTAAATAATAAACATCTAATTACGCAATATTCCAGTAGATGCGTCGTGGATATCACGCTGTAGAACTTAGGCTACAGAAGCGGTCATCTCAACAAGAGAAACTCTTGCAGAAATATGACCTTTATATTTTGCTGTTTTGGCAGTTAATATAAGTGAAACTTTTTAAGGAGTCCTCGATTCAACCTCCACTTGCATTTCAATTCATTTTCTTAAAATCGAAACCAGTACGGGCCCAATGTTAAAGAACTAACTAATCTTACACATTATAATACTTTTAATAAAATAAAGCAAGTTTTTATTAAAAAATTTGACAAAAATTTAAAATTGAAATAGTATACAAGATACATAGTTCCCAATTAGAGCAGTTTGTTGATGTCAAACAATCAACTATCGATCCTTGAGATAGCAACGTCCCAAGGGCTGACGACTATTAAAACCTTCATTTGTACATGATATGGCTAAAGAAGGAAATGTAGCTATAGGCATCGCAGAATGTAGTGATCGAAGCTACCTCTGATCCGTAAGTGCGATGGCCCTTTTACTGCTGAGATCGCAGTAAAATTTGGAGTCAAAAGAAAAGTTGGATCGATAATACTCAACTTCAGATATATAGAATCTGGAGGTAAAGCCCTTTTGGATATCAAAGAAAAGTTATAATATTAGGATATCGTATTTAAATTAGATTAATAGTAATATTTATGACAGGTTTTATATAAGTAAAGAAATATTATGAATTCTTTTAGAAAACTAAATTGTAATTTTTATTTTTTTAAGATTTTAAAATTCTTGCCAGTTGCGTCTATTTTTTTGAGATAAGTTTTAGCTTTAGTTAAGCCTTCTTCAGATAATGGAAAAACCCCATAAAGATACTTTGTGCCTTTAGATACTATATAATAGTAAGAATTCTTCTCTGTCTTTTTTCTTTTATTGATTTTCTTTTGGTTTTTCTGCTTCATTTAAGTGTTTCGTAAGCAAATACTCTTTTAGCTTTTCTTTTGATTTTTCGCAAAAATCCTGACCAGTTTTACCACAACATTTTTTAAATTTAGTATTAGTAATGGGACATATTGAATTTTTTGGTATCTTTGGATATATTCTTACTATAGGGCTAAATTCTGTTCCCCTAGCGTAGTGATTATTAGAAGAGGTTACAGCCTCTATTTGGTCTTTATTCATTTACTTATTATATAAATAAATATATAATAAATCAAATTTTTCCGTGAGCGAAACCTTCATACATACTATTTGGGCTATTTCTCACAGCTTGCACAGTATTATTCCATAGACCACCACGCATATCTTGTAAATTTCTGAACCCAAGATAACTCATCGCGCTTCTTAGACCATTAGTAAAATCATATACAATATCTTCAATAGATTTATTTTCAATAATTGGAATCAAAGTATTATCTCCTTCCACAAAAAGGTTCTTTTTGGTTCCATCGTATAGATCGTAATCTTCGACAACATCTTGACTAGCCATTCCTCTATACTTCGCAAATCTTTTACCATCTACTTCTATGATATTTTCATCATCAACAACATCAAATAAGCCAGCAAAAATTCTACCACAAATAACAGCATCACATCCACTAACAATAGCTTTAACTAAATCTTTTGGATATCTAATACCACCATCAGCAAGAATACTAGGTCTATGAGATGGGTTAGGTTTATCTTGTTTAAATAAATCAACTTGAGAAAGTTCCCAATTTCTTACAGCTTTCCAAGCATAATAATTTCCAGTTAAACTTGGACATCCGATTCCAGTTTTAACTTGAGTTAAACACATAGAGCCTGGGCCAATTAGATGTCTGAATCCATCTGCTTTTAAATTAGCAAGTCTATAAACGCTTTCTTTAGTTAAAGTATTGCCTACGATAACATCTTGAGAAAATCCAGATGTCTTAAACCATCTGAGAAAATCTTCAACATTTTTAGCTAAACCATTCGCTGTATCCAAGAAATAAACATTAGTAAATGTACTAGTAGCTCTAATTCTTTCTTCTGCATCCTTTAACCCAATCGCAGTAACACAGAAATCACTAGCGTCTTTAATGAGTTTAGCTTTAGCTCTTTGATCATCAACAGACATAAATCTATGTAAAACTCCAGCTGCACCAAGCTTATTCATTTTAATACATGATTTAACGGAAGATACCGTATCCATTGGAGAAAGTATAATAGGAATCTTTATACTACAATTTCTTGAAATTTTAGTAGTTGTATCTACTTCTTTTCTAGAAGTAATATCTGAGAAATTTGGGAGCAATGAAATATCATCGTAACTTAAAGCTTCTTTGAATTCTTGTTTTTGCATTTAAATATAATACCATCTATTTAATTTATAATCAAGAGGTTTCTTGACTTGTATATAAAAACGTTTTATAATCTGAAAATGGATTTATATAATTTATTTTGTGTTTCTTTTGGAATCGTATTAGCAATAATCTGGTTTTTAAAAAGTGAAAAAAAGACCTTCATTCGTTGATATAGCTCTTGCTACGGCAAAAGTCTGGTCTTTGAGATCAGAAGATCCATATAGAAAAGTAGGATCATGTATTCTAAATAAAGAGGGTAGAGTATTGTCTGCTGGATATAACGGTTTGCCATCTAAAGTATCAGTTGATGATAAATTTTGGGAGAATAGAGAAGAAAGAAGAAGATACATGATTCACGCAGAGATAAATGCTTTATCTCTTATTAAAAGATCTGATGAACCATATATATTAGCATGTACGCTTTTACCATGCTCTTCTTGTGCGACTTCAATAATATCATACGGAATAAAACATGTAGTATATTTAGAAGATTATAATTTAGATAAAAATGCGCTTGACATTTTTAGGTTTTATGGAGTACAATTACAGAAGTATGAAAAAGATTAATTTACTATATCTACTACTAGCATCATCTTGCTTTTCCCAAGATGGAACTGTATATGAAACTTATAAATATAATAATGGAAGCACCAATTCATCTCATGGAAGTGTGTTTAATAAACCTTTTCAAGAATACAATTATGTCAAAACCTCAAGAGGAATCGAAGTATATGAAACTTATAAGTACAAATACGCAGGTTCTACAAATGCATCTCGTAGTTCCGTAATATCAAAACCATTTCCAGAATATGTGATAGTTAATGACAAGATCTATAGAACATATAAATACGAAAACGGATCTACAAATCAATCTCATGCAAGCGTATTCAATAAACCATTTGAAGCTGATGTTATAGATCCAAATGCTAATAAAATTAAAACAGTAGTGCAAAAACAATCAAACGAATACAAATCTACTGCTAAAACATATAATGGACCAACTTATGACGGAGAAACGTATTCGTCAGGAGGAGAGTAATGTTAATAGGTCTAACAGGAGTAGCAAGATCTGGTAAGGATACATTTTTTTCTATACTTAAAAAATATCTAGAAGAAAAAAATATAAGTTCTTATCGATTAGCTTTTGCAGATAATCTAAAATTAGAATTAAATGATTTTACAAAAGATAAATTCAAAATAGATTTATTAAAATGTTCTCCAGAAGAGAAAGAGTTAGTAAGGCCACTTATGGTAGCATATGGTAAATGCAGAAGGAGTCAAACAGAAGGAAAATACTGGACATCTATGTTAGACCCGAAAGTTAAAGATCTAATTACAAAAGATATAATTCCAATTGTTACAGACGTTAGATATATTGAATATAGAGACGATGAATACTCTTGGTTAAAGTCTCATAATGGTATTTTAATACATATATCGCGAAAATTAGACGATGGAACAGTTATACCTCCAGCTAATATAGAAGAAAAAGCTAACGATAATAAATTAAAAGCTGTATCAGATATAAATATATGCTGGGAAACATGTCAAGATGTAAATTTTTTATATGAATTAATGCAAAAACAACTTAAAAATGTTTATGAAAAATTCTTATTAAATAAAAAATAGAAAGATAATATGCAAATATACCCCGAAACAGATAACGATCTTATAAAAAATATAAAAGAGAAAAATGATGAGGATTCATTAAAAGTCTTAATAGAAAGACATAGTCCATTGTGTCATTCTTTATATAAAAAATACTCTATACCATTAAATTCATCTGGAGTTTATATGGAAGATTTGACTAGTCAGAAGGATTATATCATATATAAATCAGCATTATCATTTGATCCAGATAGAAAATCAAAATTTTCCACTTGGTTATATAATCAAGTTAGATATCAATGTTTAAATTGCATTAACGAGAATAAGCCTTATGTAAAACTAGAGGATATGACGCTTAATAAACTTATTGATGAAAATAATAATATTAACTATTATCAAGACAAACATAACGAAGATTTAAATGAATATATTTATAATATATTGAACTATATATCAGATAAAAGAGTAGTTAAAATATTCAAATTAAGATATTCTGAAAAAAATAAAAAGATGCCTTGGAGTAAAATAGCTAAATCATTAAAAATAAGTACCCAAACTGCTATTAATTTACATAATAAGACATTAAAAATTTTAAAATTTAAATTAAAAAGTAATAATTTATTTGACAAATTTTAATAAAAGATATAAAATATAAAAATGAATAATACAAATCAAAATACAAACAAGAACCAAAATGAGCTAGGCGCACTTTGGAAGAAGAAGAGCAAAACAGGAATGTCGTTCCTATCTGGATATATCAATGACCATGATGGTCAAAGAATCGATGTAGTAGTTTTTGCTAACAGCAAGAAAACTAATGAGAAAGCTCCAGATTATAGACTATATGTATCGAAGCCATTAGATGGACAAAACAAACAAACTTCTGCGGTTCCAGTAAAAACTGCACAAGTAAAAGCAGTTGCACCACAAAAAGTTAAGCAAATTCTACAAGAAGACGAAGACGATATTCTATGAGTTTAGCTTTAAACTTACCAATTAATAGCGTAAGTTTTGGACAAGTTTCAACTTCTTTTCTAAGGAATCTATACGAAAGGAAGTTGGAACCGACCATTTTTCCTATAGGTCAAAATATAGACCTTTCATCGCAATCAAACGCAGATGAAAAATTTTTTCAATGGATAAATTCCACGATTGGAAAAAGTTTGAGTATACATAATAGAAATAATAAAATCTTTAAATTATGGCATATTAATGGCAGCTTAGAAAGCCTATCGAAAGAGCAAGTATTATTTTCATTTTATGAATTAGATTCTCCAACTAAAGAAGAAGTTAATATAGTAAAAAATAATTCATTAGTTTTATTTAGCTCTACTCAAGCAGTAGATCTTTTTAAGAAAGAAGGCTGCTCAAACGTACAATTTGTTCCATTATTTTTTGATAAATACAACTTTGAAACAAAAGATAAACAGTACTTTTCAGATACTAGAATTGTTTTTAATTTAGTAGGCAAATTAGAAAAAAGAAAACATCATGAAAAAGTTCTAAAGCTATGGGCATCAAGATTTGGCAATAATCCAAAGTATTCCCTACAATGCTCTATTTTCAATCCATTCATGGACCAAAAAGCTCAATCTGCAATTCTAAATAATTGGCTAGAAGGAAAATCTTATTTCAATATTTCATTTTTAAATTTTATGCAAAAAAATAACGCATACAATGACTATCTTAATAGTGCTAATATTATTATAGGAATGAGTGGTGGAGAAGGTTGGGGATTGCCAGAGTTTCATTCTGTTGCTATGGGAAAACATTCTATTATTTTAAATGCTTCATCTTACAAAGATTGGGCAAACAAAGATAATAGCGTTTTAGTAGAACCAAATGGTAAAATAGAAAGTTACGATGGCATGTTCTTTCACAAAGGACAACCATTTAATCAAGGTAATATACATGATTTTGACCCAAAAGACTTTTTAGATGCATGTGAAAAAGCTATTGCTAGAGTTGAATCAAATAAAGTCAATCAAGCTGGATTACAACTTCAAAAAGATTTTACAATAGATAAATTTACTGATAAAATACTTTCATTATTAAAATAATGCCAATATATTTATATCAAAATCCAAAAACTCAAGAAATTATAGAAGTTATACAATCTGTAAATGATACTCATGAATTTATTGATAAGAATAATTTAAAATGGAATAGAGTTTTTACTGCTCCAGAATTAAATACTCAAGGATCATTAGACGTCAATTGCGATGCAAAAAAGTTCTCGGAGTTTACTGCAAATAAAAAAGGTACAGTTGGAGACATGTGGGACAGAAGCGCCGAGTTATCAGAAAAAAGAAAAAAAATTTACGGGGAAGACCCAGTAAAGAAAAAGTATTATTCGGATTGGTCTAAAAAAAGAAAAGGTAAAGTACACCCAAAAAGTCATTCAGACTAAATTGTTAGTAAGTTTTTAAAATTTTCTTTCTTTATATTTAAAATCAATGTAATATAGTTTTTCAACTAGTTACTATGAATAAAAATACAAATGTAAAAAAAAGAAATGGTGTTACAGAAAAGTTTAATATAGAAAAAATAAACAAAGTAATAAATTGGGCTATAGATGGTTATAGTGGAGTTAGCTTAACAGACGTAGAGATTAATGCTAAAATTAATATTCATGATGGAATAACAACTAAAGAAATTCATAATCTTTTAATTGAAAGCGCAGCGAATTTAATTTCAATCGACAAGCCAAATTATCAATATGTCGCAGCAAGATTATTAAATTATCAGCTCAGAAAAGATGTTTGGAAAGGCAAACATGCTCCTAGATTATCAGAATTTTTAAATCAAAATATTAAAAACAAAGTTTACGATGCAGTTATTTTGGATCACTATTCAGAAGATGAGATAAATAAAATCGGAGAATTTATTGATCACGATAGAGATTTTATTTTCACTTATGCTGGTATTAAACAACTTTGCGATAAATACTTAATAAAGAATAGAACAACTGGAGAAATTCATGAAACTCCCCAATTTGCTTATATATTAATTGCGGCATACGCTTTCGCTAAATATCCTACAGAGACTAGACTTTCTTATATTAGAAAATTTTATGATTCTATTAGTAAACATAAGATCAATCTTCCAACGCCAGTAATGGCAGGAGTTAGAACTAGTAGCAGAAATTATGCTAGTTGTTGTTTGATTGGGGTAGACGATACAAGAGAAAGTATTACAGCTAGTGCAACTGCTGTTAGTATGGCTACTGCAAATAGATGCGGAATTGGTATTGATGTTTCTAAAATTAGAGCTATTGGTTCTCCAATTAAAAATGGAGAAGTTGTTCATACTGGTTTAATTCCATTTTTAAAAATCTATGAAAGTAGCGTGAAGGCGTGGCAACAAAATGGACTACGAGGTGGAAGTGCAACTTGTAATACTCAATGGTGGCATTACGAAATTGAAGATGTTGTTGTATTAAAAAATAACGCGGGTACAGATGACAATCGAGTTCGCAAGCTTGATTATACAGTTGGCATGAGCAAGTTGTTTTATGATAGAGTACTAAAAGATGAAGATATTACTTTATTTAATAATTCTGAAGTTCCAGAGCTTTATGAAGCATGGGGAACAAAAGACTTTGATAAAGTATACAAAGAATGTGAATCAAAGAAACTAAAACTTAAAAAGAAAATATCTGCTCGTAAATTATTTTCACTTATAGTTAAAGAAAGAGTTGAAACTGGTAGAATTTATATCTTGAACGTAGATCACGCTAACGAACATGGAGCTTGGGCTGATAAAGTAACAATGAGTAATCTTTGTACAGAAGTTATTCATCCAACAATACCATTAAATGATTATAATGATAAAAATGGTGAAATTGGAATGTGTATTCTTTCGGCAGTAAATATGCTAGAAATAAAAAACTGGCAAGATCTTGAAAAGACTTGCGATCTTATCGTAAGATTTCTTGATGAGATCATTGAACTTCAAGATTATTTTAATATTGCTGCTGAAAATTTTGCTAAAAAACGCAGAAGTCTTGGAGTTGGAATTACCAATCTTGCAGCTTTTCTTGCTAAAAATGAATTAAAATATAGTTCAGATAAATCTTTATCAGTTATAGACGAATGGATGGAACATTTTCAATATTATTTATTAAAAAGTAGTATTGAATTAGCTAAAGAAAAAGGTAAATGTGAAAAATTTGATAAAACTAAATATTCTAAAGGCATATTACCTATTGATACATATAAAGATAAAGTAGATGAACTAGTTAAAAGAAAATTTTCTCTTGATTGGGAAAAATTAAGAAAAGATATTAAAGAGTTTGGATTAAGACATTCAACGCTATCTTCCTGTATGCCTTGCGAAAGTAGCTCAGTGATTCAATGCTCTACAAATGGAGTTGAACCTATTCGTAGTCTTATAACTTATAAGACTAGTAAAATGGGTAAACTTCCAGTTATGGTTCCAGGAATTGGAAAATACGAGGATAATTATGAATTAGCTTATGATCTTAAAGATAATATTGGGCTACTTAAAATTAATGCAGTAATTCAAAAATATATTGACATGGCTATATCAAGTAATGTATACTATAATTATAGTCATTATGAAAATCATATATTACCAGACGCAAAAGTTATGAAAGAATTAATATATGCATATAGCCTTGGATTAATAAGTTTGTATTATAATAATACGGACGATGGAGATAAAGAACAATCACTTAATCAAAAAGAAGATAGAGATTGTTCCAGTGGAGCATGTAAACTATAATCTATGAAAACAGTTTTAAATTTTAAAAATATAGATACTACTAAACAACCATTATTTCTTGGTGAAGATCTTAATCTTCAAAGATATGATCGTTTTAAATATCCTATATTTTTTGAATTATTCAAGAAACAAAATGAAAATTTTTGGTGGCCACATGAAATCGCTTTAGGGAAAGATCGTAGTGATTACAAAAATTTAACAGATACAGAAAGATTTGTGTTTGATAGTAATTTAAGATTTCAAACTCTTGGAGATAGCATGCTATCTCGTAGTATTCATTCTCTTAAAGATTATGTAAGTAATCCAGAGCTTGAGATTTGCATGAATACTTGGGCACAATTTGAAGGTATTCATAGTTATTCTTATTCTTATCTATTAAATAATGTATATCCAGATCCTACTAAATTCTTTGATAGCATCATGGAAGATAAAGAGATTACTAGTCGTGCGGAGTTAATTAGAAATAACTTTGATAAAATTCTTGGTGATGATGAAAAGAAAGATCCTAAACAAAAGATTTTTGACGCTATTCTTTCTATCAATGTAATGGAAGGGCTTGTATTTTATGTTTCATTTGCTTGTTCTTTTTACTTTGGATACAGAGGAAAGATGGAAGGCAATTCTAAGATTATTAAATTCATTCAACGAGATGAAGCCCTGCATTTTGCAGTTAGTCAAAATCTGCTTAAAATATTAAGAGATGAAGATAAAGAAGGCTTTACTAGTATAGTTAAGAAAAGTGAAGATAAGATTTACGCTTTCTATGAACAAGCCGCAAAAAATGAAAGCGAATGGTCTAAGTATTTATTCAGTAAAGGTAGCTTACTTGGTTTAAATGCTGATGTTTTAGATGGGTATTCTAAATGGTTGTGCGATTCAAGACTTAGAAGCCTTGGTTATAAGAAGATATTTAATCAAAAAGATAACCCTATATCTGGATGGTTAGATAGCTATTTAGATAGTAGTAAAGTCCAAGTCGCACCTCAAGAAACAGAGATTTCTAGCTATAAAGTGGGAGCAAGGAAAACGGACATCTCTGATGATGATTTTGATGATTTAAAACTGTAATAGTTATATATTAATGTGTAATTATCTATGTGAATTTAGATATTACATTACTATTTAATCTTATTTTAGGAGCATTATCTTTTTTAGGTGGATGGTTATTTACTAGAGTATTCTCTCTTTTTGATAAGCAAGAAAATCTAATGAAGGAAATTAATGATAAAACTTTTAGTGATTTTATAACTTTAAGGAAAGAAATGGAATTAGAAGGAAGAAAGCATCAACAAGAAATAGCTGATTTAGCTTTAAAAATAAGCACAACTTATGTTACTAAAGAGTCTTTTGATGATTATTTTGACAGAATAGAACAAAAATTGGATCGTAATTTTGATGTCATTCAGCAGCATTTAATAAATAAAAAATAATCTTTACATAACTATATATTAATAGTAATATATAATTGATGGTAAATTATGTTGATATTATTTTTGGATTAGCTTGGGGAGACGAAGGAAAAGGCAAAATAAGTAATGCTATTAGTAAAAACTATGATATTGTTTGCCGTTGGAATGGTGGTCCCAATGCAGGCCATACAGTTTATCTTAATAATAAAAAATATAAAACTCATATTATCCCTTGTGGAGTTTTTCAGAATAAACTTAGCATCATTGGTCCAAATTGCGTTATCAATATTGATAAATTTTTTGACGAAATAGAATATCTTCAAAAAGAAGGATTTGATACATCCTTAATTAAAGTGAGCCCAAAAGCTCATATCATCACAGAAAGACATATTCAATATGATCTCAAGTTCTTAAAGCCCAAACTTGGCACAACTGGCCAAGGAATTGCTCCAGCTTATTCAGATAAAATGTTACGAATAGGAAAATTAGCAGGAGATTATATTGATAAAAAATATCTTTGGGACGGAGAACTTTATGGCAATATCCTATGTGAAGGAGCGCAAAGTTTTTGGTTAGATATAAATTATGGAGATTATCCATATGTCACAAGTAGCGAGACTCTTCCATATTCAGCATGTTCATTAGGATTTTCTCCTAAGAAAATTAGAGATATTATAGGTATTGCAAAAATTTACGATACAAAAAGTGGAGTAGATCCATTATTTCCAGAATCCCTATGGGATAATCAAGATTTAGTAAAACTAATTGAACTAGGAAAAGAATTTGGCTCAACAACAGGAAGGAAAAGGTTAGCGAATTGGTTAAGATTAAATCATTTAAAGAAAGCGATTAAAACATCAGGCACAAATAAACTTATTATAAACAAATGTGATATTATTGAACAACTTAATACTTTTAAAGTTATACTAGATAATCAAAAAGACGGACCAAATTTTATAAAGTTTAATAATCTTAATGATATGAAGAATTTCATTTTTAATGAATTAAAAGAGTATTGTGAAGTTATTTTTTCTGGAGATAGAAGTTATATTTAAAACCATTCATATATTGTATAATTTATAATATATATTGTTATTTTTTGTGTAATTGATTATAATTATGCCAAATATATATAATCCCAATTTTAATCAAAACGTCGTTGAGGTTTACACAGAAGAGCCAGGATTTACTGGATTTAAGGGTCTAGACTGGACAAAACTTGACAGTATAGAAGATATATTAACTGGAGTTGGCGGAACAGGCCCAAATACTTATTTAAGTGGTATCCTAGAAGACACAAATATTATCATAAACAATACTAGTGGTATTCTAAGCGAGTCAAACTCAATTGATAATAAATTATTTATAACTGGCGATCCATATCCAGCAGGGGTCCAAGGAACAATCGTATTTCAAGCTGATTTAAGTCAGCAATTTGACGCAGTTACAACTTTTCCAGAGCAAAGCACTGGCATCAGTAATTTTACAGTTAGTGGAAGCAATGGTTTAGTATTACCAGCCAATTCATATCGTAGAGAATTTTTTGTACAAAACTTAGCTACAGGCGTACTTTATGTTAAATATGGTTTAAATGCAAATGCAAGTAGCTTTAATTTTGTTCTTGCTGGAAATACTTCAACAAACGCTGGAGATGGTGGAAGCTTAAATGATGAAGGTTATGTTGGAAACGTTAGCGTTAGTGGACTAGCTAACGTAAGATATATTAGTTGGGAAAGAACAAATATAAATAAAACTCCATTAGTTTAAGATGGGTTTGACTATATGATAGTCAAAAAAACAAAACAATTGGGAAACTTTAAAAAGGGAATAAATTTATATGTTCCTAGAAGAAGAATATCAGCTGCGCCAACAACAATTGCTCTTGGCACACCTCTCCTATATTTAAGCGGTCTCACATTTCCATCAGTAGATGGACAATGGTCTTATCCTTCAATTCAAAATCCATATTATTGGGAAGTAGCTGTAAATGGTTGGCTTAGCCAATATGGTAATGGATCAATTTTATGGGATTCCTATGCCACGTGGTTCATTGAAGTTCAAGGTTTTTATGAAACTGGAGACGAAAATGGTGGTTATACTAGTAGAACAGCGGCCAGAATAACAGCGCCATCTTCTGCTCTTCCATTATATGGATGGACAAACGAATCTTGGGTTACTGGTGGAACAATTGTCATCAGTACAACTCCGTAATGAACACCATCACCGCCGTTTAATTATATGATAGTCAATAAAACAAACAGATTGGGAAATTTTAGAAGAGGAATAAATTTATATGTTCCTAGAAAATTAAATAATACTTTAGGCGGCAATGGCTTAAGCCCACAAACTGCTGGAAGTAGCGCCTATCAAATTAAAAGAGATTTTGCAAATAGTACAGATGGTATTTATTGGATTAAAAATAATAATATTAATAGTGGAACTCCATTCCAAATTTATGCAGATATGACAACTGATGGTGGTGGTTGGACATTAATAATGTTAAATAATTATTGCTCTGGATGGACTTATGAAAATGCAATTTTAAGAAATCAATCTAATCCGCCAGCATCTCCAGATAATAGACCACGACAAGGTGAAGGAGCAGATGGTTCTGATACCTACAGTATAATAGCTTATGCAGATTATATTAAAAAATCTTCTAGTGGATTTCAATATATGATAGATGCATATTCTAGAAGATCTTATGGAGCAATTTGGACAGCAAATGGAAATTATAGTTTTATAAATACAAATAATAGTCAAACAAATATTACTATAAATACAAAATTTGGAACATGGACCTATTATACCAACGGTGGAATTTCAGAAAGAATGCCGTGGTACAGTAATAATTCAGGATTTATAACAACTAGCGATACTGGTGGTAATTATTGGTGGGGAACATTAATAACTGCAATAGGTTGGTTTCCAACTCCATGGATGTCAGAAGGGTGTGGTGAAGAAGGATGCATGGAACAACCTGGAATTATTTGGTATTGGGTTAGATAATTAAAGTTAAAATAGTGTAATGTATTAATAATATGGAAATTGACTTATCAAATAATATTACTGCAGCTAAAAAAGGCAAAGCACCTTTAAATAAACCATTCAGACTTCCTTCTGGTAGTAAAAAGAAATTTGGAGTTTACGTTAAGAATGATAAAGGTAATATTGTAAAAGTTACTTTTGGTGATCCAAATATGTCTATTAAAAGAGATAATCCAGAAAGACGCAAAGCATATAGAGCAAGACATGGTTGCAGCAATCCAGGACCAAAATGGAAAGCAAATTACTGGAGTTGTAAAATGTGGAGCGCAAAACCAGTAAGTAAAATTACCGCAAGTGAAGAAGAGATTACTTTAGAGGCAGAAGTTCAAGGAAAAAATAAAGGACTTTGGTACAACATTCAACAAAAGAAAAAAAGAATGGGTAAAAATTATCGCCCAGCAAAACCAGGATCTCCAAATCGTCCAACAGAAGAAGCACTTAAAAAAGCTCAAGCAGATGATTATACTAATCAAGATTACAACTGGGATGGAGAAACAGAATTTGATCAAAATCAATTTACTAAAGAAGATCCAACTTTAAATGAAGTAGAAACAATGGACGACCATGATATGGAAGCTCTTGAAATGAGTGAAAGTCAATTGTCAGCAATCGCAGATAAAGCAGAACAACTTCTTGAAGCAATGGCTGATCCAGAAGTTGCAGACGATATATTAGAACCTTGGATTCAAAATAAATTAGCAATTCTTGATGATTATATGGCTACAATTTATGATTATATTATGTATCCATCAAAAGAAGAAGAAATGC